TACGACCGGCGCGAGGCCTGGAAACCGGGCATCGTGCCAGCGGGCGGGTTGTTCCTGACCGCCGGGGCCGACGTGCAGAAGGACCGGATCGAGGTCGATGTCTGGGCCTGGGGTCGGGGCCTCGAAAGCTGGCTCGTCGACCATGTCGTGATCGAGGGCGGTCCGGGCGATGCCACCTGCTGGCAGCGGCTCACCGATCTCCTCGGCCGGACATGGCCGCACGCGAGCGGCCGGCACCTGACGCTGGCGCGGCTCGCGATCGACACGGGCTACGAGACCAGCGCGGTCTATGCCTGGGCGCGCCAGGTGGGCTTTGCGCAGGTGGCCCCGGTCAAGGGCCTCGAGGGGTTCAACCGGTCGAGCCCGGTGACGGGTCCGACCTATGTGGATGCGACCATCGGCGGCAAGCGGCTGCGCCGCGGTGCGCGGCTCTGGTCCGTTGCCACCTCGACCTTCAAGGCCGAGACCTACCGCTTCCTGCGGCAGGAGAGGCCCACGGCGGAGGAGATAGCCGCCGGAGCGTCGTTCCCGGCGGGAACGGTGCATCTGCCGACATGGGCAGATGGCGAATGGCTCAAGCAGCTGACGGCCGAGCAGCTGGTCACGGTCAAGACCCGCCGCGGCTTCACCAGGCTCGAATGGCAGAAGCTGCGCGAGCGCAACGAGGCACTGGACGCACGGGTCTATGCCCGCGCGGCCGCCTGGATCCTCGGTGCAGACCGTTGGCCCGAGGCGAAATGGCAGGAACTGGAACGGCAGCTGGTTGTGGTTGCGGCCGGAGATGGACATGACGCGCCTGCTGCACCGTCGAAGGGGGCACCTACCAGGCCCTCGGCAGTGCGGCGGATGGCACGGTCGAGCTACATGGGGTGATCAGGGTGCGAGGGTGCGTTGGACAATCTTGGGATCCTTGTCGATCAGGGCCAGCAGCACCCGCGCCGGCCCCTCGGGACTCCGGCGGCGCTGCTCCCAGTTCAGGAGGGTCGCCTTCCTGACACCGATGCTGCGTGCGAATTCCGCCTGCGACAGACCGGTGCGCGCGCGAATGGCCTGAACGTCGGCCTCCGGGATCTCGATCTCGTGGATGGCAACCGTGCCTTCCCCACGGGCGTGGGCGATGGCTTCCCTGAGGCCCTGTTCGATACTCTTGAATGCGTCGCTCATCTTGCGCTCCTGTAGCTGTCGGCAAGCAGCCTGCCGAGGGTTCTGACCTGTTCGCTCTCCGCTGCGGAGAGGTTCGACTTCTCGTTCTTCGCAAAGACCGTGATCAGGATGATCGGGACGGTCTCGTCCTCGCAGTAGAAATGGATGACCCTGTAGCCACCGCTCTTGCCTTGTCCGTCTCTGGCGAAGCGGAACTTCCGGACACCGCCACCAAGAGAAACCCCCGCAAGAGGATTGCGGGCGAGGTAATCGATCAGAGCCATGCGCTCGTCATCGCTCATGATGGCGCGGGCACGGCGCTGGAATTCTGGTGTCTCGGCGACGGTGACGAGGGCCATGCCACCATATGTGCGCCATTGGCGCATATGTCAATGACGCAGCAGGAGGTCACATGGCCACAGCCACCGACCTGCTCGCCCGCCGCGAGGCGCTCTCGGCGCAGCGTGCCTCTGGCGTGGCGCGGGTGAGCTATGACGGGAAGACGGTGGAGTATCGCAGCGTCGCCGAAATCGACCGCGCCATCGAGGCCCTGGACCGCGAGATCGCCTCAGCCGAGGGGCGGCGGATCGTGCGGCAGGTCCTCGTGATGACAGACAAGGGGCTCTGAGGATGGGGCTGTTCGACAGGTTCCGCCGCCGGTCAACCGGCGGCCCCGAGGCCGTGCGCGCACGCCTCGAAGGCGCGATGGCCAAGCGCCGCTTGCGGGGCTGGAACCCGCCACTCGAGAACATCAACGCGCTGGTGGCCTCGGGCGGCCCGCGCCTTCTGGCCCGTGCCCGCGAACTGGTTGTCACCAACGGCTATGCGGCAAACGCCTGCGAGGCCTTTGCGGCCAACCTCGTGGGCGACGGGATCAAGCCCTCCTCGCTCATCGAGGACGCTGGCCTGCGCGACCGGGTCCAGAAGCTCTGGCTCGCCTGGACCGATGAGGCGGATGCGGATGGGCTGACCGACTTCTACGGGCTGCAGGCCATGGTCGCGCGGGAGATGTTCGTGGCGGGCGAATGCTTCGTGCGGCTGCGACCGCGGCGCGCCGAGGACGGGCTGATCGTGCCCTTGCAACTTCAGCTTCTGCAGTCCGAGATGCTGCCCTTCGAGAAGATCGAAGCGCTGCCCTCGGGCAACCGCATCCGCTGCGGGATCGAGTTCGACGGGATCGGGCGGCGGGTGGCCTATCACTTCCGCCGCCGCCATCCGGGCGACAGCACGGATCAGCGGGTGGCGGTCCCGGACACGGTCCGCGTGCCGGCCGGGGACGTTCTGCACATCTACCGTCCCATCGATGCGGGCCAGATCCGAGGCCTGCCGCATGTGGCACCCGCCATGGTGCGGCTCTTTCTCCTGGACCAGTACGACGACGCCGAGCTTGACCGGAAGAAGACGGCGGCGATGTTTGCGGGGTTCATTACCAAGACCGCGCCGGAAGAGCCGATGATGGGTGAAGGCGCCGCCGACCCGGACGGCGCCGCGATTGCCAGCCTTGAGCCCGGCACGATGCAGGTGCTGCTGCCGGGCGAGGACGTCAAGTTCTCGAGCCCCGCCGATGTCGGTGGCGGCTACGAGGCCTTCCAGTACCGGACGCTTCTGGCGGTCTCAGCCTCGCTTGGTCTGCCCTATCACCTCGTCACCGGCGATGTGCGGCAGGCGAACTATTCGAGCCTGCGCGCCGAACTCGTGGAGTTTCGGCGCCGCATCGGTCAATTGCAGCATGGCGTGATCGTGCACCAGTTCTGCCGTCCGATCTGGGCGCGCTGGATGGAAACCGCGGTGTTGTCGGGCGCGCTCGATCCGCCCGGGTTCGCCGCCGTGCCCGGCCAGTTCCGCGCCGCGCAATGGATCCCGCCGCGCTGGGACTGGGTCGATCCGCTGAAGGATATCCAGGCGCAGGTGCTGGCGATGGAGGCCGGGATCACCTCGCGGCGCAAGGTGGTCGAGGCCACCGGCTACGATGTCGAGGAGGTCGACCGCGAGAATGCCGCCGACGCCCGGCGGTCGGCCGCATTGGGCCTCCGCTACCGGACCAGCCCCGGCGAGACGCAAGGCGCGCGGGCTACGCCCGCAAGGCTGCCCGATCCGGAAACCGATGGATCTGACGAAGCCGCGCAATCCGAACAGGAGTGACAGAATGAAGAGCTGGTACACGATCCGCGCCCGGGGCCCCGGCGCGGAAGGATCTCGCGCGGAAGTGCTGATCTATGACGAGATCGGCGCCTATGGCGTCAGCGCCAAGGGGTTCCTCGCGGAACTCGGCGCGCTGCCGGACGGCGTGCCGATCGATCTGCGCCTCAACAGCCCCGGCGGCTCGGTCTTCGATGCGGTCGCGATCCACAACGCGCTGACGCGACATGCTGGCACCGTCACCGTCTGGATCGACGGCATCGCGGCCTCGGCCGCTTCCTACGTGGCCCTGGCGGGCGACGAGATCGTCATGCCCGAGAATGCCTTCCTGATGATCCACGATCCCGCGGGGCTGGTCATGGGCACCGCCGCCGACATGCGCGAGATGGCCGACACCATGGACAAGATCGCGGGCGCCATGGTCCGGGGCTACGCGGCCCGGTCCGGACGCACCGAAGAAGAGATCGCGGCGCTGATGGCGGCCGAGACCTGGTTCGATGCGCGCGACGCGCTCGAGGCGGGCCTTGCCACGCGCATGGCCGAGCCGGTCCGCATCGCCGCCAGCTTCGACATCGGCCGCTTCCGCAACGCGCCGCCTGCGCTGCTCGAGGACGTCGCGGAAACCTCAGCCGCCTCGGACGGTCTTGAAGGCGATCCGGATCAGACAACCGAGGCACCCCCGCCGCGAACGATCAAAAGCGATGTCGGGAACGACACCATCACGGTGGGCGACACCACGA